GGCCCCATCAGGGTGCGCATCTTGGCGTTGGACGCCATGAACTTCTTGCCCGTGGGCGGCGGGGTGTACGAAATCTCAAGCGCCATGCGTTTCCCCCGCACGCGCTTCAATCTCCATCGGGTTGTTTCGGTAGCCGTATCTCAGGGAATACCCTATGTACACCACGTAGAACTTGAGCGCCCCCATGCGCTTGTACTGCTCCCAGTGGACTTGCTCGTGCCGCACCAGTCGCTCGTCGGTCAGCCGCTCCGCGAGGATGTATATCCCCCACGGCGGCAGCGTGATCCCTGCGAACCCGGTACGTTTGAGGTACCAACGAATAACCCCGATAGCGGTGCGAATCATGCGGATGCTCCTTGTACCAGCAGTATGGCGAACTCACGCCCATGTTTCTTGCTGCGTGTGATCTTGGTTTGGTATGACAGGTCGGCCTTGCGCAGCGCGTTCTCTATGGCCACAGCCTCTGTGGCGGTGCGTACCTTCACTGAGCGAAAGCCGTTGAAGCTCTGGGTGAACAGGTCTTCAATTTTCGATGGGAGTTGCATCTTCGATCTCGGTGTTCGCTTCAATGGTGCGTGCGTCGCGAGGGTCGGCCCCGAGGTTGATGGTGATCTTCACGCCGCCACCGCCCCCATCGACGGCCACGTCGTTCTTGGGTTCCAGTCCGGCCCACTTCACTGTGGACTTGATCAGGTCGGCCTTCACGGCGGGGGAGACTGCTGGGTCATGGATCAATAACCACGAGGTGATGAGCAGTTCCTCGGCTTGGGCGCGGGCCTTGATCTTGAACGTCAGACCTTTTTCACGCACGTCGTTGCGGTATCCCTCCACCTTCTTGAGGAACACCGGGTCGGCGTTGAACGTGAGGATGTCATTGACCGAGATGTTGTGGCGTGTGACGACTTCCTGCAACGTCTCGCCACTGCCCTCAAGGGTGAGCGCCACGTCGAAGGCCAGTCGGTCGTTCCACTTGGTGTGATTGAGAGGGAGGTTGTCCATGCCCGCACTATAGCATGTGGGATGACGGGGCTGTCAACTACCGTGATTGGGGTGAAACCCCAACGCCCGGAGTACCGCCTCATGTACTGCCTCTGCTTCCTCAAAGGTATCGTAGGTTCCCAAACTGAGGCGCTGTTTTTTGTACCCGACGCGCACTTGGAAGCGACCACTGACCAACTGCTGGATGCCGGTGCGGCCAGAGGTGTTGTTCCGGTACAGACTCAGGTTCTGCTGGTTGACAGCCGTAGGGGCCAATCTCAGGTTCTCGATTCGGTTGTTCCGCTTGTCGTGGTCAATGTGATCGAGGCTTGTCTCCGGCCATGCGCCGTGTACGACCGCCCAGACTACTCGGTGGACGGCGTACTCTCTGTTCTCATGGGTCACAAACCCATAGGTCTGCACCGCACCACGCGCTCGCTGTTTGCGTTTGAACTGCACACCTGCTGGTCGCCCGGTGGCGGTGCGGATCAGAAGGCCGCGCTCGTGGTCGTAGGTGAACACGCTGCGGAAGTCGATGGGGGGTGGTCTGATATTCATGTGGGTATATTATCATGGATTCGCAATATGTCAATACCCCCCTTTGCTTTTTGCGGGCCTCGTTATATGCGAGTGGGTACAAATGGCGGGGGGTGTCGATTCGCCAGTCCACCTATGCCCCCCCCCATGCACGCCCACACGCACGCACACGCGCACGCATCATGCGCGACACGCGCACACATGCGCATTATGCGCGAGGCAACTTGACACTTTTGGCGAGATCAGCGAGTCTGAATTTGTCGGCAGTGATCGCACTTCAGACAAGCGCTCTTTAACAACGTGACGTGACTATGTCCGAATGATAACCTTCGTTTGAAGGGTTCATTCCGATCCCGGATGAGGGTTATCACCTAGGAGATAGTTATGTCCGAACGCAAAGTGACCGTTAAGCGGTCGATCACCCCCATCACAATCACCGTTGAATTGACCTTCACGAAGGTCAACGAAAATGGTACTTTGAGCGGGGTTACTGGCCGCATCACGAAGCAGGCAGTGAAGGGCAACGATGTTGCCTTGAGCTTTCCGCCCATGAGCGGCGGTGCCACATACGCCAAGGTTACATCCCTTGACGGTATCAAAGTGTTGGACGACGGTGCAGTAGGCGCGAAAGCGGCTAAAGCGAAGTTGTTCTAAGTAAATCCCCGGTGCGTGACAGGCACCGGGTCTTTTTGGAGAATGACAATGAAAGCGTTAACATATCAACAAAAGTACCGTGCCCACTGGGCAGAAGTACTCAGGGTAGCGAAAGCTAACCCTTCTTGGCAAGGGATTTATTCCCTTGAAAACAAGCGGACATGGGCATTACGGTGCCTTGTCTTGGCAGGGCCAGTAGGTCGCTTGCCATAAACCCCAGACCCGCCACCGCAAGGTGAGCGGGTTTTCTTTTGTCCAATGTGTTCGTAACTAAGCATGGGGGCTGTCAGGTTTTCGATTCGCTCGCTACGCTCGCCATACGTCGGGGGTTTGTAGGTCACCGGAATGCGCTGTACACTAACTTTACGTAATAGGGCGCTAATAGTTTACAACATTACACAATAAGTGTCAAGTAACGGTATAACCTGACACAATCTAACTATACATGCAACAATCTACGATGGAAGGTGACACGGTTTTGGGTATATCCCCGGTCTAACTTGACACTTTACAAGTGTAAGGTTAGAGAAAAAGTCCAATGAAATCAACCACTTACGATAATTTAACCACAAGCTCAAAATAAATTACGATATAGATGATATAGATAATCTGCTTATTTTTTAAGCAGTTCCTGAGCGATTTTTCTTCCGTTTCATAATGTGAAATGACCAACACTCTTTAATTTCTGCACGACATTATTCCCAAAAACGTAGATTGTTTAGATCGTCGCCGCTAAGTCGTTGATTTCATTAGGTTTCTGCGATCTACGATCAATCTAACCTGACACTATATTGTAGATTGTTGCCCCACTCCTGTAGATTGTTGCGTCTGCGTCCCACATCGCCCGCGCGATACCTTACACATCTTACTCACTGCTGGGGGCGACTTGACATTTTTGGCGGCCCGGGTCAGTCTGAATTCCGGTCGGCGACCTTGCCAACCATAACCCCTACTGGAGATTGACACCATGTCAACTGTGAAAGTTACCCAATTACCTTACATCCCACCACGCAAAGCACGTAAGCAGGAGTCCATCCGCTTCGTCGTCAAGTGGATAGACGGCTACGACATGAAGTTCCAAGCCTTCAAACGTGACAGTGCTGCTGTCAAGTTCCTCAACACCCTTGTGGCCGATGGCTACCAAGCACGTATCCTGATGAAATAAGGAGATCAACATGAACAACCGCACCATTGAACTTGGTCTGTCAGCCAGCGACATGATCGAGATTGCCACATCCATCGGTACATGGGACAAACTGTGGGAAGCCATTGGCTACCTATCCACATGGAACCATTCGTACCCCAAGGTTTACATTCACCGTGACCGTGGCGACGACCTGTACGCCGTCTACGTCAACAACGAGGGAGAAACCAAGTACGTTATCGGTGCCGTATGGCACGGCGAACACTACGGGTTCCATTCCTAATCAATCACCAACACATTGGAGAACAACATGAGTATTTACACCGACAACGGATATGAGTCACGCCGTGACTACCTGACACAACTGGCCGGAGACTACGGCGTGGATGTTGACACCGTCATGATGATGGCGTCAATGCTTGGCCCTAACGAGGACTTTGATGGGCTTGTGACCCACATCGAGGATATGGTCGAGTCCTGACATGTCAACTTGCTGCCCTGTGACAGAGGGCAGCGGGATGCAATGTCGCATCAACCACAAACCTATTGGAGCTTACGCTATGAAGATCGCCAACCGTGATGCACGACAGTTCGTGCAGAAACAACACCCCTTCCAAGGGAACAACATCTACGCCCAGTTTCACACCGTCAACCACCCCGATGGGAAGAACGGCCCCGGCATGTGGTATGCCGTCTACTCCTATGGCGACCACTGGCCGCTGTTTGTCCATGCCAACGACACATGGTTTGAGAACGAGAACGAGGACAGACACGGTGTAACCACCAGCAAACACCGTACCCAGACACATCCCCACTGCCCCACTGTGCTGTTGTCAGCCAAGTGGATGATCGTCCTCGCCAAGAAGGGTTACGACGCCATTGCCAAAGAACGCATCCTGACAGGAGCAACAGCATGAAACAAGCTGAGGACACAACCACCATCGACATGTTCGAGAAACCAACCATGAACGGGTACATCGCCTTCTACCGTGGCAAACAGATCGAGGTCTATGCCAACACCACCTATGAGGCACAGCAGAAAGCCGCTGTTGTGTTCAAGGCCCGCAAGTCCTACGAGGTCACAGTGATGCTGGCCGAGAAGAACGGTGCGCAGGTTGTCCACTCCACTGGGGGGTTGTGATGAACGGCAAACTGATGCTCTACATCGACCAGTGGGGCAACCGCTGGTGGGCCAAGACCGTCAAGGAACTGCGGGGGCAGATCGGCATGGGGGGAAGCCGTGTCGGCAAGATGTACGTGGACAAGAAGGATGGCCGCTCTGTACATGTCGGCTATGTCGTTGGTCAGCACTGGCTGACCGCATATCAACCAATGGAGAATGAAACATGACACGCAACTGTGTCTGCTGTGGGGAGGATGTCCCCACTCAACGTGCCCAGCTTGGGTACAAGACCTGCCTGCCTTGTGGTGACAAGCAGGCCAGACAGGTGCGACACACCATCGCACCGCTCAACAAGAGCAACTACATGGTGTTCACCGACGCATCCATGCTCAAACAACTCAACCCCAAGAGGACAACATGAAAAACCTCGACACCGTCAAAGACACAGCCAAGACCAACCCGGGCACAAGCAAAGCTGCGAAAGCGTTTGCAGTGATGCAATACGTCTCTGGCATAAAAAATTTCGATCATGCACTGACCATCTTCGAGGCACTGGGCAAGACATTTGGCCCGGTGGATGACGTGCTCACCTTCTACGACACCATGCGCTTTGGTCTGTACGACTGCGTGAGCGGCGAAGACTACTGGGAGATGATCGAGACCTCATCGCTCCTGTACGACGATGCACGTGAACACTTTGGAGAATGACATGAAGACAAATGAACTGACGGGCAAAGCCCTCAACTGGGCAGTCGGCAAGGCCGAGGGGCTGGATGACTGGCTGGCCCCGGTCAACTACTGCGGAATGTGGGAGCACGGTGGGCCGATTATTGAACGAGAGGTGATCTGCCTGTGGCCAGAGCGTTACGACTGGGAGGCCAAGATACAAACCGCTCCCGGTGAATGGCTGGCTGAATGGGATGAGTCCCCCCTTGTCGCCGCTATGCGGTGCTACGTTGCATCCAAGCTGGGCGATACCGTTGACATCCCCGAGGAACTGAAATGAAACAACCCTACATCCGCCCTATGGGCAAACCCATCCGTACCCCCTTGTGGCAGCGTGTTGCCCGGTGGGTGTTCGTTGTCGCCGTCGGGACAGTGTTCGCTGTACTGGGGGCTGCTGTCCTGATTGAATATATGGCTGGTTGTGGGGAAACTTACACCAACGCCAAGGGAGAGCAACATGCCAACGAATGTGTTTTCGTCCGTGTCAACTGACACACCCCTCCGTCTGTTCATGCTTCGGTATGGCAAGCGGGGTGTTCCTGTCCGTAACTCCAACGGGCAGGCCATCTATTTCACAACCAAAGAGGAAGCAAAACGATCCAGAGATGAACTCAACATGGGGTTAACCCCACCCGTTTTCGTTGTAAGCAACGGCCCCGACCATAAACCTGTCAAATACAAAAGGAAGTAACCATGCGAGCCACCCTCCTCAAAGAGACAATCAAGTCTCTGTTCCCCATCACCCGTACCCTGTCCATCGAGGGTAGCCCCGGTGGTGGCAAGACCACCATCGTCCACGAAGTGGCCCAAGAACTGGATATCCCCTGCATCGAACGCCACATGCCCACCATGTTGGTCGAAGACTTCGGCATCCTGTTCCCCGAGACAGACAGCAACACGTTGCACTACAAGCTGCCTGACTGGTTTCCTGTGAAAGGCAAGGCTCCCGAGCAGGGCATCCTGCTGTTCGATGACCGCAACCAAGCTGGCCCTGACCTGCAAAAGGTGCTTGCCAACATCTGCCAAGCCCGGACTCTGCATGGTGTGCCTATGCCAGATGGCTGGATGGTGGTGTCCACTGGTAACCGCCAAGCTGACCGTGCTGGTGCCAACCGGGTACTGAGCCACCTCCGCAACCGTGAGACTGTGATCGAGTTGGAAACCCACCTCGATGACTGGACAACATGGGCCATCAACAACGGTGTCAAGCCCGAGGTGATCTCGTTCATCCGCTTTCGTCCCAACTTGTTGCACGACTTCGACCCACAGCGTGACCAGAACGCTACTCCCCGTGCTTGGGTTGACGGTGTGTCCGATGTGCTGGGCACTGTCCCATCCGAGGCTGAGTTCGAGTGCTTCAAGGGTGCTGTCGGTGAGGGTGCTGCTGCTGAGTTTGTGGGCTTTGTCCGCATCTTCCGCAAGCTGCCCAACCCTGACGCCATCTTGCTCAACCCACAGACCGCCGATGTCCCCAAAGACCCAGCGACCCTGTATGCCCTGAGTGGTGCACTGGCCCAGCGTTCCACCGAGAGCAACTTCGAGAGGGTCTGCCAGTACAGCGAACGTATGCCCCCCGAGTTCTCTGTCCTGACGATCAGCTATGCGGCTCGCCGCAACCCTGACTTGGCGAATACCCAAGCCTTCACCAAGTGGTCGATCAACCACCAGAACGTGCTGTTCTGACCCAGTGAAACGTGTGGCTCGTTCATTAGCAACAAACGAGTCACACATCCATCAACATCTTTAGAGGAATCAAGCCATGAATCTCAACGACCGAGCACTGCTGGTGCAACTCAACGTGTCCCAGTGGACAGCCCGCAAGTACGACAAGAGCGCATCCAAGGAGGTGACGACTGCACATGGTGCAGCGTCTGCTGCTGGCCGCTTCAACAAGTCCTTGCTGCCCATGAACGACAAGCTGGACAACATCCACAAGAAAACCACCCTCATCCGTGCCAAGTACTACGACAACACCCTGCCTTGGGGCATGGACGGCACCATGATGCTGCCCACTGCCAACTACCTCAACTTCATGTCTGAGTTCCGCCGAGAGCGGGGCGAGTGGAATGCACTGGTGCAGGAGTTCCTCGACAACTACGACCAGATGAAGCTCGATGCCCAGCGCATCCTTGGCTCCCTGTACAACCACTCCGACTACCCCAACCGCTCCGAGTTGCGCATCAAGTTCAACATGGACATGTCTGTATTCCCGGTGCCCAGTTCGGACTTCCGTGTAAGCATCGGGTCAGAAGAACTGTCCCGCATCCAGCAAGATGTTGAGCGGCGTGTGAAGGACGCAGAGCAGGCCGCCCTGAAGGACGTATGGAACAGGTTGTATGACCGGGTCAAGCACATGGCCGAGAAGCTGGCCGACCCCAAGGCGATCTTCCGTGACTCCATGCTGGAGAACACCCGGGAAATCTGTGCCTTGCTGCCCCGTCTGAACTTCACCGATGACCCCAACCTCGAAGCCATGCGCCAACAAGTTGAGGCATCCCTACTCAAGCACCCTGAAGCACTGCGCAATGACCCTGACCTGCGCCATGACACCGCAGTGGAAGCCAAGAAGATCATGGATGCAATGGGTGCATTCATGGGTACGTTTTAACCGGAGAGACTGATGACAACTGCAACGCTTGACATGAAGAAGCTGACCACCAAGCTGGCGAAAGCCAAGACCTCGCTGATCCTCGAACATCCGTTCATCGGCACCATTGCCCTGAACATGCCGTTCGTGTTCGACGAGAGCATCCCCACTGCTGCCACCAACGGCAAGCGGGTGGCGTTCAACCCCGAGTTCGTGGACAGCCTGACCGATGAGGAGGTGAAGTTCCTTGTGGCCCATGAGTGTATGCACCCCATGCTGGAGCACAACTACCGTCGTGGTGAGCGTCAGCCAAGGCGCTGGAACATGGCCGCTGACTACGTGATCAACAAGTTGCTGATCGACGACAACATTGGCCGGATGCCCAAGGTCGGACTGCATGACCCCAACATCTACAACGCTGGTGGCGGCACCAGTGAGGGCATCTACAACATCTTGCCAGAGCAGGACGAGGACAGTGGTGCCGATGGCCTGATGGACAACTGCGAGGACGGTGATGGTGGCCCAGCCGAGCAGGGTCAGCAGCAAGCTGAGTGGAAGGTGAAGGTGGCCCAAGCTGCGCAAGCTGCCAAGATGATGGGCAAGATGTCTGCCAACATGCAACGTCTTGTGGATCAGGTGCTGCAACCCAAGGTGGACTGGCGTGATGTGCTGCAACGCTTCCTTGTCAAGGCCCGCACTGACCAGCGGTCGTTCTCCCGGTTCAATCGCCGCTTCATTGCACAAGGACTGTACCTGCCCAGTGTCAGTGGTGAGCAGATGGGTGAGATCGTGTTCGCTGTGGACTGCTCCGGCTCCATCAACCAAGACACCATCAACCAGTTCGCTGCCGAGATCAACGTCGTCAAGGACGACCTCATGCCAGCACGTATCCATGTGTTGTACTTCGACAGTGAAGTCAGCCACGTGGAATCCTACGAGCAGCATGATGACCTCGACATCAAGCCACATGGCGGTGGCGGTACGGACTTTGCCCCTGTGTTCGAGAAGATCATCGAGCAAGGTCTTGACCCTGTAGCCATCGTGTTCCTGACCGATCTGTGCTGCCATAGCTTCGGCAATCAGCCTGATGCACCCGTGCTGTGGGTCACGACCGATCCCGGCAAGGCACCGTGGGGTGAAGTCGTGGAGATGGGAGATTGACTGCCCCAGCACTGGGTGTTGTACCCCCTCTACCCGAGGGGTACACATACGAAAACCAGCGGTTCATCACCGGAGGAATACGGATGAACATCGCACACAAAGGCGCTGTCTTCGCCGAGGTAGCACAAGGGGTGAAGTATGTGCCTGAGTTCGATGACCCCGTAGGTCTGCGGTACACGGCCCGCGTCACCAACTACTACAACACGGACGTTCGTCCGTTCAACAACCCAAATCTGTGGATGGAATACCCCGACATGGAAACGCTGGTCAGCGTGATGCTGACACGGCACAGACTAGGAGTTAAGCGATGACTGACACAGCACTGAAATACCACGGTGAGGAGTACACCGCACAGGTGATGGCAACTGCCGGACTACTGCGTGATGCACTGGGCAATACAGAGTTCGACGTTGGGGTGAATGCCCTGATCACGGTACTCGCTGAGTGCGGCAAGCACTCGGACATGAACGACAAGGAGTTCCTCACGCTGCTGGTGGTGCAAGCCAGCCACTTGATGAACAACATGGTGGTAGTTGATCCAACACGTATGAACTAAGGAGAATGACATGGCAACAGTACGATTCAGCAAAGAACTTATCGACCGCATCGAGAAGAAGGCACACGCCACGATGGACGTGGCAGTGGAGCGGGCCAAAGATCAGAAGCCTGACAACTCATGGGGCCAGCGCATCTACGACATCGTGTTTGCTGATGTCCAGCCGCTCATCGCACAACTTCCTGCTGGGTGGGTGAGGACGGTGAGCAATATCGAGATCGGTGAAGTCGGTAGCCAACACTGCGGTATGACCTTCACGCTTGCATCACCCCAGCCGTGGCCTTGGGGGTTCCCTCCTTCCCCACTGGCCCGCAAGCGGTTTAGTTTTGGCGACGGCATCACACTCATCGACAACCTCGTTTGGGGTGAGTTCCATGCCGAGGTGACTGCATACCACGACCGTATCCGGGTAGCGACGGTTCGGCGTGACGAGTTCACCAAGATGGTCAAGGAGGTATGTGGCACCTACTCCACACTGGCCCCGGCACTCAAGGCATGGCCTCCACTGTGGGACTTGATCCCCGAGGATGTGAAGGACAAGCACCGTGAGATCAAGGAGCGCACCAAGAACGAGGTGGTGTTGAGCGTGGACATTGGCAAGCTCACTGCCCTGAGTACTGCTGCCAAGTTTGGTATCTGATATGCCGAAGATCAACGAAGCCAAGCGCAAGTTCTGGCTCCGTTCTTTGCGCCGTTTTAAGTACGGTATCAAGGTGCGGGCCAAGCTCGGGGTACTGCAAACTATCTGTGAACAAGTTGCAGCAGAACGTAAGGGTAAACAGAAGTGGGATGCACCCCAATGGGAGCACAACAGATGGGTGACACTGCTGTACACTTCTATCAGGGACAATGAGTTCCCGAAAGAACTACTTGAAGGGTTTGTGAAGACTGCTGAGGTCACATTCATGAACCCTCACAAGTCGCCGACCGTAGAGGGCACGGTAGATGCCGTGGACCAAGTATGCAAGGCGCAAAGCATAGCACTCCGGCGGAAGTTCGGCGTGTTTGAATAGGTGACAAGATGGCAACCAACAAGAAACCAAGAAGGAAGTACCGCCCCAAGGCGGTGATCCACAACACATTGGGCTATGTTCTAGAGGGCATGACACGGGTCGTTGACCATGACTACGACTTGACAACGCTGCGCATCAAGAACAGTGAGGCGATGTACTCACTGCTGCATGGCACGGCAGTCAAGGATGACATGGACAAACTTGTTGCCATGAGCAACATGACAGAAGCCTTTTGGGAACTGGGGTTCGGCAAGGAGTACCAGAACATTTGCGTTGACGGGCGGTATGCCATCTTGTCTATCGTCAACCGAGCTACCAAACACGGACGCTTCACCCCGACAGGGCCAGAGGTCGCCATGCTCAACACACTGATGGAACTCCATGATGCACAGATGGAAGTCGTCACAGTGAAGGACATGGAGCGAGCCTTGGCCCGGGTCAGGCAGAAGATACAACACAACCACGACACGGTGAGACTACCACCCATACCGGAGCATTTGATATGAGTTTATCTGATTTCGCATTCCTTTTGGCTAACATCTTTTTGGCCGCCGCCCTGAGCAAGTCACGGGTGGGCTGGCTCTGGATTTCTTGGGGTATCTACATGGTGATATTCGCAATCCTTGTCTACAACGGGAGTTGATATGAGAGACGTTATTGAAATGGCCCGTGAAGCTGGGTTTGACTGTAGTGATAGTGGTATGTATCACCCTGATACCTACGACGAAACATCCTTAGACACGTACCTAGAACGCTTTGCCGAGCTTGTCCGTGCTGATGAGCGAGAGCAGGGGCAGAAGTGGTTTGACGGTGTGACAGCGCAGCATAAGCAATTAATTCTTGCCGAAAGAGAAGGCTGCGCAAAAGTGGCAGACCTTGTAGCCAATGAGATAGACGACACCAACGGAACCGCGACCTACATCGCCGCCGCCATCCGAGCAAGGGGGAACACATGAACTGCAAACACCGATGGGAGGAGGTCAACTTTGCGTATCGCCACCCGACTCACTACTTATACCGCTGCGCCCGATGCAGCGCAACCATATTCACATCCTTGAAGGAGAAGAAATGAGAACGATCAAAGACGAAGTTGCCACGCTCAAGCGAGGCCGCAGAGTAACAGTCGAGCTTGAACCCAACGAGTATCTGATAAGCATCAAAGACGGCGCGTACTACCAGCTTGGCGGTCAAGTGGAGGACATCGTAGCTGGGTACATCATCATCGACGCTCACCCTGTCTACTGGTGCAGCATTTCGCAGAAGTGGGAGGACGCATGACTGAAGATGAACGCAACCTCGACCTGACGGTCGCTGAACTGGAGAGAGAAAACCGAATGCTGAGAGCAAACAATGAACGACTTGAACGAACCCTTGAAACAGCCCAGTCTGAACGGGACAACTTCAGAGCCGCAGTGGAACGCATCATTGCCGTATCCAACGTGGCCCTTTGGAACGGTAGACCCCAAGGAACTGGCGAAGTGGGGACGCCGAAACGCACCCAAGAAACCAACGATTAACCAACCCGAGGAAGCATTACTATGAGTACCATCACCAAGAAGCAACAGGTCATCAACCACTTCATCAAGTACCCACTGGCAACGCCCAGTGTTGTGTCTGAGAAGTTCAGCATGGCGATGCCTGCTGTGTACACACTGCGCAAGCAAGCCCTTGCACAGTTCATCGAGCAGAAGAACGCAGACATCCCTAAAGTTGTTGCAGCACCTGTGATCGTTGAGACACCCCAAGCCAGCACCCGACAGGTGGGTGGCGATCACTATGTGGGTATGGGGGTGCAGCCGTGGGATGTGGTGGACACATGGCCCCGTGACCAACGCATTGGTTACTACCGTGGCGGTGCCCTGAAGTACCTGATGCGTATGGGTAGCAAAGACGAGTCCCCCATTGAGGTTGCCAAGGGGCAGCATTACATGCAGAAGTTGTTGGAGGTGCTCAATGAGCAACCATAAGACAAGCCAGACGGCACTGGCCCAAGGCATGGTGGACGAGATTCTGGAGGTCATCTACCGATACCACGAGTCTGTACCTGTGGTGCTGGCGCTGGGTGTGCTGGAAGTGGTCAAGCAGCAACTCATCCAAGATCACACTGAAACCGAGGAAGACGAGTAATGCCAATGGACATCGTAACCATCGACTTTGAAACCTACTATGACCAAGAATTCTCGCTGTCCAAGATGACGACGGAAGCCTATGTCCGATCCCCTGAGTTCGAGGTCATCGGCGTGGGTGTCAAGGTCAACGACTACCCCACTGATTGGTACAGTGGGGACAACCCCGGCAAGTTCCTCAACTCGCTGGACTACAGCAAGCGGGCCATCCTGTGCCACAACACAGCGTTCGATGGTGCCATCCTGTCGTGGCACTTCGGCATCAAGCCAAGGCTGTGGCTGGACACACTGAGCATGGCCCGCCCGCTTCACAACATCACGGTGGGTGGCTCACTCGCCAAGCTGGTGTCCTACTACGGGCTGGGTAAGAAGGGCGATGAGGTGGTGGCCGCAAAGGGTAAGCGCAAGGCTGACTTCACTGCGTCTGACCTCGCCCAGTACGGTGAGTACTGCAAGAACGATGTGGACTTGACCTACGCCCTGTGGAACAAGATGAAGGTCGGCTTCCCATCTGGGGAGTTGCTGGTGATTGATCAGACACTGCGCATGTACACTGAGCCGACCATCGAGTTGGATGTGCCCCTGCTGGAGAAGCACCTCGAAGAAGTCCGTACCCGCAAGCGTACCCTGATGTCTGATCTGGGCCACGGCAGGGGTGGCGAGGCTGCGGTGCAAGAGATGCTCATGTCCAACCCCAAGTTCGCTGAGTACCTCAAGCAGTTGGGTGTGGAGCCACCCACCAAGACGAGCAACAAGACGAGCAAGGAGGCGTGGGCATTCAGCAAAACCGACAAGGGGTTCACCGACTTGCTGGAACATCCTGATGAGCGTGTGCAGTCCGCCGTGTCTGCTCGCCTTGGGGTCAAGTCCACCCTCGAAGAAACCCGCACCGAGAACCTGATCGGTGTGGCTGGGCGTGGCCGACTGCCCATCATGCTGAACTACTACGGGGCGCACACTGGGCGCTTCAGTGGCGGCGACAAGCTCAACCTTCAGAACCTGCCAAGCCGTGGCAACACGACCATCCGCAAGGCGCTCAAGGCACCCGAGGGCCACGTGCTCATCTCATGTGACTCGTCGCAGATCGAAGCCCGCACAGTAGCATGGGTGGCTGGGCAGGAGGATTTGCTGGTGGCCTTCCGCGACAAGCGGGACGTGTACTCTGAGTTCGCCTCTGAGGTCTACGGTCGCACCATCACCAAGGCCGACAAGATCGAG